TCTGTGGCAACTGCTAAAAATATTCGTGAGAATATTGCACCTACTGCTGATCCATGGTATGTACGGCAAGTAAAACAATCTTTTCATAGCAGTAAACAAGCCCTTGATAGTGGAATTGCTGATGTTTATAAATCAGGTAAGGAATGGGCTAAACAAAAATATGGTCAATACTTTGGAGGTCAAAAATGAGTAAAAATGCAATTTTTCTACGTACACCTTATAACTATGACAGAGATGCTGCAACAAATGAGTCAGGTTTGGCTTGTGAGGAGCCATCCCTGGCTCAGCAGCATTTCAAAGACGAATGTGATATTAACAATATCCTTCGTCAATTTAATATAACAGGCTTATTGCCTGAACAGCCATTATCGCCTCGATATGGCGATTTTACCGGTATTGGTGACTACCATACTGCATTAAACAGAGTTATCGCTGCTCAAGATGAATTTGATAGCTTACCAGCGCAAATTAGAGCAAGGTTCGATAACGATCCAGCGAATCTAATTGAGTTTCTCAATGATGATGCTAATAGACCAGAAGCCGAGGAACTCGGATTGGTCAATAAAGGCGCTGCCGAAGTCGTAGAAGCGCCTAAAAACACCCCTGAAAAGGCGGCTGAATAAGCCGTAGCACAGTTACCCTACTAGATGTAACTGTGCTAGGTGACACCAAACCACAAAAGTACGATAAAAGGAGCTCTAAAAATGATGTATAGAAAACCCGTTAACAAACGCCGTTCTGCTCGTTCTTTTAGAAAGAACGCAAGACGTACTAAATCAGCAAATATGCAAAAAGCCCCACAACGTGGAGGCTGGAGGCTCTAAAAAAGCCCCCAGGCACCTCACATGCCTTGTTATCACCCTATAAGTGCATATCAATGCACTGATGGAACCATAGTTTTCTCAGAATTGAGAAAACATGACATAACACGCTCCTTAAACTTACCCTGCGGACAATGTATTGGCTGCAGGCTAGAACGCTCACGACAGTGGGCAATTCGTTGCATGCACGAATCTCAAATGCATGAAAAAAATTGTTTTATAACCCTCACATACAATGATGACCATCTCCCAAGCGATAGATCACTACACTACCGAGACTTTCAACTCTTTATTAAAAGATTACGAAAACGGTACCCTGGACGAAGAATACGTTATTACATGGCTGGAGAATATGGTGAAAACCTTGGGCGTCCGCACTGGCATGCCTGTATCTTCGGACTCGATTTCGATGATAAGAAACTATGGAAACGGACTTCCGCTAATAGTTTCTTATATAGATCCAAAGACCTTGAATTACTCTGGCCATTTGGTTATTCCTCCGTTGGAGATGTTACTTTCGAATCCGCAGCCTACGTGGCTCGATACATTATGAAAAAGGTAACTGGAAAAAACGCAACTGAACATTACACAGAGATTGACCCTGAATCAGGGGAAATCATTACACGTAAACCCGAGTTTACAAAAATGAGCCTTAAGCCTGGAATTGGTTACGAATGGTATAAACAATACACTTCCGATGTGTATCCTCACGATTACGTTGTAATTCGTGGAAAAAAAGTCAAACCCCCTAAATACTATGATAAAAAATATAAAATAGATCAACCGTATGAGTTTGACGAACTACTTTACTTTCGAGAAAAGTCTGCTAAACTACATTCTGAAGATAATACTCCTGAGCGATTACTTGTTAAGGAACAAGTCGCAAAGGCAAAACTTCAAAAACTTAAACGTAACCTCACTTAAGGATATTCCTCATGAAACTAGTACTATGTTCAGTTAAAGACCGTGCAGCGGATGCTTACGGTCGTCCAATGTTTGTTCCGTCTGTTGGTGTCGCAATTAGGAGCTTTAGCGACGAGGTTAATCGGTCAGATGCCGATAACCAACTTTATAATCATCCTGATGATTTTGATTTATATGAGCTTGGCGAATTTGATGATAATTCTGGTTTGTTTGCTTTACATGAACAACCAAAACTGTTATCTTTAGGAAAACAGGTAAAAATACCGAAGGAATGATTTAAAATTAAACCGACTCAAAGGGATTTTTCTTTGGGTCGGAATATACTAGGGAGCTTAATAAAATGCATCGTAATCAGTCTGTAGATGTTCATCAATTCACAATGATTCCGAAAGCGGATATACCCCGCTCTTCATTTGATTGTCAATCAACACATAAAACAACGTTTGATGCTGGTTATCTTGTACCAATATACGTAGATGAAATGCTCCCAGGCGATACATTTCGCCTAAATATGACGGCTTTTGCCCGTTTAGCAACACCGCTTTATCCAATTATGGATAATATGCATCTTGATTCATTCTTTTTCTTTGTTCCAAATCGATTAATTTGGAGCAATTGGCAAAAATTTATGGGTCAACAAGCAAATCCTGATTCATCGATTTCTTATGTTGTACCCCAACAAGTATCACCAGTCGGTGGATACGCTATAGGTTCATTACAGGATTATATGGGATTACCGACTGTAGGTCAGGTAGGTAATTCAAATACTGTATCGCACTGTGCTTTTTGGCCACGTGCGTATAACCTTATATATAACGAATGGTTTAGAGATGAAAACCTTCAAAATTCTGTAACTGTAGATACTGGCGATGGTCCAGATACAGTTGCAAATTACACATTATTACGTAGAGGTAAACGCAAAGATTATTTTACAAGCGCTTTGCCATGGCCACAAAAAGGGACTTCAGTAACTTTACCTTTAGGAACTTCTGCACCAATTTACGCAACTGGAGCTGTTGGTACAGATCAAGCTGTATTAAGTGCTGCTGGTGGTACTTCGTACGTAAAATTGGCTGCAAATACTACCTATGTAACTAAAACCGGTGATGCCGGTACATCTGCTGGAGCTCTCTTTGCTGACTTATCTACTGCGACTGCCGCAACAATTAATCAATTACGTCAATCCTTTCAAATCCAAAAACTTTTGGAGCGTGATGCACGCGGAGGTACACGTTATACTGAAATTATTAGGTCACATTTTGGTGTTATTTCTCCTGATGCTCGCTTACAGCGTCCCGAGTACATCGGGGGTGGATCAACCAATATTAATATTAATCCGATCGCTCAAACGTCGGGTACTAATGCTAGTGGAACTACTACCCCTATGGGCACACTTGCTGCTATGGGTACTGCCTTGGCTCATAATCATGGCTTTACTTACTCGGCTACTGAACACGGTGTAATTATCGGTTTAGTATCAATACGTGCAGATCTTACATATCAGCAAGGGCTTGCTCGTATGTGGAGTCGTTCAACACGTTATGATTTCTATTTCCCAGCTTTTGCAACCTTAGGCGAACAAGCCGTACTCAATAAGGAAATTTATGTTACAGGTGCTTCTGGGGACAATGATGTATTTGGCTATCAAGAACGCTGGGCAGAATACCGATATTATCCTAGCCGCATTTCAAGTTTGTTCCGTTCTACTGCTGCTGGAACTATTGATGCCTGGCATCTTGCCCAAAAATTCACTACTACACCTACGTTGAATACAACGTTTATACAAGACACACCACCAGTGAGTCGAGTAGTAGCAGTGGGTTCAGCTGCTAACGGACAACAATTTATTTTTGATAGCTTTTTTGATTGTAAAAAAGCACGACCAATGCCAATGTACTCTGTACCTGGCTTAATCGATCATTTCTAATGTTTAGCGGCCTTTCAGGTATAGCGGGACCCGTAATGACAATTGCGGGTGCTGCAACTGGTAATCCAGCTTTAATGATGGCTGGAGTTGGTATGAGTGCACATAGTGCACAACAAAGCCAAGAAAAAGCTAATCAAATGAATATGCAATTAGCTAGTAATCAAATGAATTTTCAAGAGCGTATGGCTAATACTTCATACCAACGTGTTGTTGAAGATTTGAAATTAGCTGGATTAAATCCTATGTTGGCTTACTCACAGGGTGGTGCACAAGTTCCTACTGGAGCTAGTGCTACTGTGAGTCCAACGGTGAAAATGGATCAAGTTAATAGTGCGCTTACTGGAGCACAAACTATGTTAAATGCTGCTAATTCAGCAGCAGAAGTAGAGTTAAAAGGCGCTCAAACCATTACGCAAGGTGATCAACAAGCTTTACTTAAAGCTCAAAGGTTACAAGCAGAAGCAGACGCAGCTCAAAAGGCTGGACATACATATAAACCTAATGAATTTACTAATTATGTAAATTCACAAATTGCTGCTAATCAAGGAGCAGCATCTCAATCTGTGGCAACTGCTAAAAATATTCGTGAGAATATTGCACCTACTGCTGATCCATGGTATGTACGGCAAGTAAAACAATCTTTTCATAGCAGTAAACAAGCCCTTGATAGTGGAATTGCTGATGTTT